GAAGAGTGTAATACACTCATGGATACTAAGGGTATTAGCTACGATTCTGGTCTGGGTTCTAAGCGATTAAGAGAACCCAAGACTAAGCTATTCACTATGGCAGGTAAGGTACATAGCAATACAGCTAAGTGGTTTAATATATCACCTGATGATGTACATCTAATAGGTGGGTTCTACTGTAGGGTTGAGTTTATACCTGTCAAGATGACTCAGACTGCTGAGATAAAGAAGTTCTTGTTTACTCAAGGGTGGCAACCTACTCAGTGGAATATGAAGATCAATGAAGATGGTGAGAAAGAGAGAACGTCAGCCAAGCTTACTGAGGATTCCTTTGAGTCTATTGAGGGTGACATTGGTAAGGACTTAGCACTTCACGCTATCTATAGACACAGAAGAAACACTATCCTCAACATGAAGAACGATAAGAAGGGGTGGTTAGGTGTCATGAGAGAAGACTCCAGAGTTGAGTGTGTACCGTTTACTTTAGGTACTGCTACAGGTCGTATGTCTCATAGGAAACTTGTTAATGTACCAGGGGCTAAGTCAGTCTTCGGTAAGGAAATGAGAGAACTATTCATAGCACCTAGAGGTGATGTCTTAGTAGGTTGTGACTTAGCATCTGCCCAGTTGAGGTTGTTAGCCTCTGCAATGGAAGATGACGATTACTCTGAAACAGTACTTACAGGTAAAGAGTCGGAAGGTACTGACATTCACACTGTTAATGGTATCTCAGCAGGCCTAATTGACCCAACCTGGGACTTACATAGTCAAGAGAGGTCAAACGGTAGGTCTAACAGTAAGACGTTCATATACGCAATGCTGTTCGGATCAGGTGATGCCAAGATTGGAACTATTGTTGGCGGTACCTCTGGTGACGGTAGGAAACTTAAGAAGAGATTCTTGAATAACCTACCTGCTCTTAGTACTCTGATTAACAAACTTAAGAGACAGTACAAAGATTCTGGTAAGAAGTTTATCAAGTTACAAGACGGTAAGAAGATACAAGTAGACTCTGACCATAAGATACTTAACTATAGGTTACAAGGGGACGAAGCTACACTTACTAAAGAATGGATGTGTGTGTCAGATAAGAGGATTAAGAAGGAAGGATTAAGATGTAATCTTCTTGCTGTGATGCATGATGAGCAGAACTTTGAGTGTCACCCTGATGATGCAAGTAGGTTGGCTAAACTACTAGAAGAGACAGCTACTGAGGCAGGTGAGAACTTAGGGTTCTACTGCAGAATGGACGGTAGTTCTAAAATAGGAAACAATTGGTATGAGATACACTAATGGAAAGTGATTCTATATGTATAGAAGAGGCACTTGAACGTATGTCTGATATGAAGGGTAGGTGTGAGAGGGGTGAAGATTGGGAGTTATATCTCAGTATGGAGACCACACTACAACTTCTAAAAGAGATGGGTTTCAAGAGAATATCAAAATATAAGGGAGGAGATTATGAGTGAGGTTTTTATGTGGGAGATACTCTTTGCAGTATGTGCCCTAGGTGCATGGTACACACATTGGTCTAATGGTAAATCATATGATAGGGGATTGATTGATGCTGTACAGATGCACAACGAGGGGAGGCTTACCTATGAATCTAGTTATGACGATGAGGGGTTTGAAATGTTAGATATAAAGATACAACCAGGGGATTGGGATGAAGACTGAGTACTTAGGCATAACGATAGATCGTACTAGAGACAAGACAATGCCTGAACAGGCAAGGGAACTTGTTAAGGGATACTATCTAAGGGGGAAGGAGAAGAGTCCACAGGAGGCCTACGCTAGAGCCTCAGTGGCCTATTGTGATGGTGACTTAAGTCTAGCACAGAGGTTATATGATGCTGTCAGTAATGGTTGGTTTATGTTTAGTAGTCCTGTACTTAGTAACGCTCCTGCTGAAGGAGAGCAAGCTAAAGGATTACCTATTTCTTGTTTTCTCTCTTACGTACCTGACACTCTTGATGGTCTTATTGAACACCAATCAGAGTTGGCTTGGCTCAGTGTTAAAGGCGGTGGGGTCGGGGGCCATTGGTCAGATGTACGTGCAGTAAGTGATAAGGCACCATCACCAATACCATTCATTAAGGTAGCTGATTCAGCAATGACAGCTTATAAACAAGGTCAAACAAGGAAGGGAAGTTATGCAGCGTATATGGCAGTCAGTCACCCAGATATTATCGAGTTCCTCAACATTAGAGTACCTACGGGAGGCGATCCTAATAGGAAGTGCTTTAATCTTAACAATGCTATCAATATTACTGATGATTTTATGGATGCCGTTGTTGCTGGTAGTGATTGGGATCTCGTTGACCCTAATGATGGCTCTATACGTGATATGGTTCCTGCTAGAGATCTTTGGCAGCGTATTATCGAAGTACGTTTCAGAACGGGCGAACCGTATCTTAACTTCATTGATGAAGCTAACAGACATCTTCCGAAAGCTTTAAAGGATCATGGACTCTCAATTAAAGGAAGCAATCTCTGTAATGAAATNATGTTAGATAATATACTGACTGTATTCACAGACAGTGCCCCTGAGGTGCTCAAGAAGGCCGTTCATTCGGCACTTACTGAACGTAGTCTAGGGCTAGGTGCAATGGGGTTCCATTCGTACCTACAATCGAAGAATGTGCCCTTTGAGAGTGGTATGGCTACAAGTCATAACAGACGTATGTTTAAGACAATTAAGGAGCAGGCTGTGATGGCTACAGAGGCCTTAGCTGCTACTAGAGGAGAGTACCTCTTCGGTGAAGGAACAGGTAGACGCAACTCACACTTACTAGCTGTGGCTCCTAATGCCAACAGTGGGATTATCTTAGGTACGTCACCTTCAATAGAGCCACTCAAGTCTAATGCATTTACACATAGGACTAGAGTAGGTGCTCATTTGATTAAGAATAAGCACTTAGAGGTGGTGATGGAGGAGCACAGACTTAGGTTAGGTAAGGACCAAGATTGGCTTATTAAGGAGTGGAAGAACATTATCCACCATGAGGGTTCGGTACAGCAACTGGAGTACTTGACTGACTGGGAGAAGGATGTTTATAAGACTGCCTTTGAGTTAGATCAGGAATGGGTGGTTGAACATGCGTCACAAAGACAGGAGTTTATCTGTCAAGGTCAGAGTGTTAACTTATTCTTTCCTGCTGGCAGTGATAAGGCTGTAGTTAACAAGGTACACCTTAAGGCCTGGAAAGGTAAGCTTAAGGGGCTGTACTACTTAAGAACCTCTACTGGACATACTGCTGAACAAGTGGGACAAAAGGTAGAGAGAGTTGCTCTTCAGGACTATGTAGAGAGTGAAGAGTGTATGAGTTGTAGCGGATAACAGGGGGAGGTTATTGTGGATAAGGATTATTTAAATAGAGTGTTTATTTATAAAGATGGTGTTTTATATAACAAAATCTACAGAGGTTCCAGATCTCCTGAGGGGTCTTTAGCAGGTTGGTTTGATGAATCGTCAGGGTACCACAGGATTAGTATAGATAAGAAACTGTTTAAGAGAAGCAGGGCTGTTTGGATTATGCATAACGGTAGTATCCCAGATGATTATCAGATAGATCATATAAACAGAGTTAAGGATGATGATAGATTGGACAACCTAAGACTCCTGACCCACCAAGAGAATCAATTTAATAAGAAAGGTAAGGGTTACACTTATTGCAAGCAAGCATGTAAGTTTAAAGCCAGAATCAATGTTGAGAATAAAGAGATATATCTTGGTTACTTTGATACAGAACAAGAAGCTAGGTTGGCTTATTTAGAGGCTAAAACAGAGCACCATATAATTAGGGGAATGCAATGAGTACAATGGAGGAATCAAGGTTTTATAAGCCTTTTAAGTACCCTTGGGCTATGGAAATGGCTGAGGATCATGAGAAGATCCACTGGGGTACTTGGGAGTTAAAGTTACAAGAAGATGTAGATCAATGGAAGAATGGTACTATCAGTAAGGTTGAGAAGAATCATATTACCCAGATCTTAAGGTTGTTTACACAATCAGATGTGCAAGTAGCACAGAACTACTGTGACTTATTTATCCCTAAGTTTAAGAACAATGAGATACGTAATATGTTGTTGTCTTTTGCTAATAGGGAAGGTACACACCAGAGAGCGTATGCTTTACTTACAGACACATTGGGGTTCCCCGATAGTGAGTATTCTGCATTTCTTGAATATAAAGAGATGGTAAAGAAGATTGAGTTTATGCAAGACAATGATACAAGCACACTGCATGGCCTAGGAAAGGCTATGGCACAAACTTGTGTCAATGAAGGGATGTCGTTGTTCTCGGCCTTTGTGATGTTATTGAATTATCAAAGATTCGGTAAGATGAAAGGTATGTGTGAAGTTGTTGAATGGTCTATCAGAGATGAAACAAAACATGTCGAAGGTATGACTAAACTATTTAGGGAGTTTACAAATGAACATCGTAGAATCGTTACAGACGAGTTTAAGAAAGATATATACAAAATGTTTAGAGAAGCTGTTAAGTTGGAAGACAAAGTTATCGATCTTACTTATTCAATGGGAAGTGTCGAAGGTCTTGAAAAAGATCAAGTCAAAGATTACATAAGATACTTAGCAGATAGAAGACTAATTCAGTTAGGGTTGAAACCTAATTGGGGAGTTAAACATAATCCTCTCGAATGGGTGGATTGGATTGTAGCAGGAGATAGTTTCAAGAACTTCTTTGAAGGGACGGTTACTGATTACTCTGCTGCAGGTTTAGTAGGAGATAGTTGGGGATGGTAAATGTTATGAAAAGATTGTTAATCGTATCATTATTGGTTACGCTTACAGGGTGTGTCCACTATGACATTAAAGAAAGAGTGGGTAATGGTTGGAAGGTAGTTACTAATCCAAATAACTATCGTTATGAGATACATAAAGACGGAACAGTTACTACTTACGTAGAACTTATGAAATACTAAAGGAGATGTTAAATGGAAAAGCTTAAAGAGTTATATGAAGATAATAAGGAACTGGTCAAACCAGTACTTATCTTGTTATTTGTTATCGTATTGTTATTCTTCGGAGGTGATGCTGATGTTTGAGAAACCAATGAACCAGGACTTNCTGACCAATAGGCCTCCTCTAGAGGGTACTAAGTTAGCCCCTGTTGAACCTAATATAAATAACCCTAGGAATAATGTAGATGAGTCTATGGATGGTATGGGCAAGGACAGTGACAGGACTGTGAGACATGTTTGGTATGATAGGTCTAAAGTCGACTAAGGACTTCCTTGAACAGGTCTTGTATTGGGTGATTTTCTTTGTTATACAATTAACCTCTTTAGCACTTATGTATTGGGGTTTTTGGGAACTATGGAGATGGATAAGTGAGTAAAGGTATACCTAAGATTCCCACTTATAGGGAATTAGAGAACAAGTTGAAGGACTTAGAGAAAGACAATGAATTACTAGGTCGTAGATACGAAGACCTTTGTAAGATTATCAGGAAACAGGGGAAAGATAGGGTAGACAATGGGGATGATTTCATATTCGGGTACTGGCACTAGGAGGCTTAATGAATATTAAAGAAAGTAAAGAAGGTGGTATCACAGTAGAACTAGATGATTCAGAGGTTGCCCTGTTCGCTAAGATGGGATTAGAGCACGCCATCAAGGATCATCTAATGAAGATAGGTGGTCCTAAATACACTGCCGAGTTTGGCAAGTTAGGTCCTACTTGGGACGATGATGATGAAGAGAGGATTAACATCATAGGTCAGAATGGTAATGACGGAGATCACTACGTTGACTACGGTGCAGGTCCTGTTGTAGTTCAACATGAAATGGTCATGGATAATCCTACTGATGAAGAGAAGGCTAAGAATCTTGAGGAGTACCACAGGAGGCTTGAAGAGGATGACGTATACATATAAGGGGGAGTATGGATGATGATGAAAGAGTCATAACAAATATAGATCTTACTGATGTGGCCAAGTATTGGGCTGTTACTTTGACGGAAAGCTCAGTTAATGATGAGGATGAGCTTTTAGCTCTATGCTATTTAACACTTTTTGACATAGTTAAAAGGGAGTGGAATCTAGATACTTGGTCTATGACTAATGTTACTAACTTAAGTACAAAGGATCACTAATGAGTAGAAAAAAGAAAGGTTCGGATCTAGTTGCTAGACTGAATCTAAAACTTAGAGATATACAACCGATGACTGACGCACAAGATGATTTCTTCAGGAGATATGACAGTGGTAAAAGTCAGTTACTAATTGGTTACCCAGGAACAGGAAAGACCTTCTTAGCTGTATATAAGGCTTTAGAGGAAATGACACTTAACAAAGATATTAATAGAGTTGTTATTGTTAGGTCTGCTGTACCTACTAGAGACCTAGGGTTCTTACCGGGGGGTTTGGATGAGAAGGGAGAGGTTTATGAATTGCCTTATAAGCAAGTTTGTACTAACTTATTCGGTAGAGGAGATGCATATGAGATACTTAAGAAACATGGTTTGATTACCTTCTTAACTACGTCATATGTGAGAGGTGTTACCCTAGACCATACAGTGGTCATTGCAGATGAGTTTCAGAACTTTACAGCCCATGAGGCCGATAGTATTCTTACTAGATTAGGTAAGGGATCTAAGATACTCTTCTGTGGTGACTTCTTTCAGACCGACTTAACTAAGTCCAAGGATCTGGACGTTTACAAGTTTGTAGAGGTTCTAGAGAGTATGGATAATTGGTTTGATGAGACTAACTTTGAAGTAAGTGATATTGTGAGGAGTGGTATTGTTAAAGCTTATATTACTTCTAAATACATAGTTCACAGGGAGGGATTCTGATGCTGTATCACACAGAGAAAGATTGCTTTGTTAAGCTACTGGCTATAAATGGTAAGTTAGAGAGTATGAAGATAGATGTCAGTGATGCTATAGATGTTTATGCTATAGATGATATACAGGCTCTGGTGACGGAACTAATGAGGGCAATGGAGAGGAATGAGGAATAGAAGGTGGAGGAAAGGTGCCCAGAAGGCAGACTCTAAGTGGGAGGGAGAATTAAGGGATACAGTACTTAAGAGTTGTGATTATCACCCAGATCGTATCCCTTATACAACGGAACATACATACCAGCCTGACTTTAAGACAGGTGGGATACTTATAGAAGCTAAGGGTAGGTTTATGGATTCATCCGAAGCTGCTAAGTATGTATGGGTTAGAAAGGCTTTACCCGAAGGAGTAGAGCTAATCTTTCTATTTTACAACCCTGAGACACCAATGCCTAATGCAAAGGTGAGGAAGGACGGTACAAAGAGGACCCACAGGGAGTGGGCTGTTAAGAATAACTTTAGGTGGTTTACTAAGGACAATATAAGAGAGGTTTTATGTCAGAAGAAAGTAAAGGATGCCTAGTTAAGTCTATTGCAGACTCGTTAGATACAGCAGTAACTATCTACAATGAAGTTAAGTTTAATTCAACAGAAGATAGTACTGAGTTTGAAAGTAGCCTAGTTGATGAACTAGAGGTGACTATTTTAGGTCTTATTAAGAGTCTTAGAATATCAGCATTTAGAGCAAGCGATAGTTAAACAAAAAATAACCCCAGACGGGTCCTTAATTGGACTTATCTGGGGTTTTTTTATGGTTTAGTCGACCTCTTCAGCACGGTAGCCGAATGTATCGTAGAACTCTTTCCTAATCACATCATCTTTAACACACCTTTCAGGATGCCTCTTACACATCATCTCCCTGAACTCCTCTTTTGTGCTATATGTGTCATACTGCTCAACCTTCTTCTTTCCGTAGAGAGCAGCACCTGTACCTATTGCACCTGCACCTATCATAGAGTCAAGAACTTGCTTGGCATGTACCCTTTCAATACCAGCCTTCTCAAGGATATTACCTAGTTTACCTAAGGCTTCATAAGGCTTATACGGTTCTTTGGTGAATTGTTTAATAGCAAAGTTCCTGAAACCTGGGGACCTCAGTAAACTACCTGTCATAGCTAAACCAGCAAGACCCAAACCAGCACCACCTACAGCACCACCAAAGGCGGCACCTAAAGGACCACCCAAGGCACCACCTATGATAGCACCACCAGCAGTGCCTAAACCACCACCCAGGAAGGTACCTAACATTCGTGTTATATAGCTTTGTGCATCGGTGTTGTCAGCAGTACGTCTAAGTACATAAGACCATTGCCTTATTAACTCTTTGTCTTCTGGCCACACAGCATTGATAATAGCCTTACCATTACTGTCGCTCATTTTGGCAAGGAATTTTCCCTGTTTACTAAACAGTTTTTGAGCCAATGTCTCCTTTAAGTGATGGTCAACCTTGTCTGATAATCCGACCCTGCCTGACACTTTCTCAATAGCCTTAATCTTCTTCCTCAGTTGTTTAATCTTAACTACACTGTTCACACTCCTATTCAATTTAGATTTAAGACGCATATATCTAGAATAGTCTCTGTCTATTTTTGATGCCTCTTCAAGGAAGTTTTTACTGTGATTTATCTGTTTATCCAAGGAGGCAACCTTATCCTCATCACCAGCTATGTAGGCTTTCCTTCTTTGCTTATTAAGTCTTGGGAGGTTACCCTTCAGACTAAACGCCTTCCTAGAAATAGTTTCCGTGAAAACTTCTCGTACATCAT